TTCGAACCACAGATTGTGCGAAATGTGGAGGCCACTGGAATCCTAAAGGGTATGAACACGGGGCACTTCGCGATCTCCGAAGTCACGCGGGCGATTTAGGAAACATTGTGGCAAACGAACACGGAGAATCAACGTTCCACATCAAGACCAGCAAGATAAAACTGGTTGGGGCGAACTCCATCATTGGAAGATCGGTGGTAATTCATCACGACGAAGACGATTTGGGGAAAGGTGGACATACTGATTCGCGTACCACTGGACACGCGGGTGGCAGGATTGATTGTGCGGTAATAGGAATAGCAAAGTATGCTATGTAATGACAATATACAACAATACACTATGTTGTCATTCTATACAATTATTAGGTGGCGTACATGAGACCACAGTTTCCACCGACGAAGGTAATGATGTTAATTCTTTCTTCGAAGAAGTGGAGATCAAAGTTGTATTCGTAGATTCGCCACGTGGGTTTATTGGTTCCGATGATCTCGCCTGTTTCGGGATCGCATACGTTGATCACCTGGGCACAGTTATCCAAGATAGGAATGGTGGTGGTAAATTCCAGTTCGATCTTACTAAACCTGTTCATGTTCGTCGCACCAGCGGGCTGGTTGTCCGAGAACAATGCCGCGGAATTCATACTGTAGTTGTAGACATACAATCCGTCAGGCGCGGAACCAGGCGTTCTTATAAACTTTTCTACGTAATTATAGACACCTGCTGGCTGTAGATTCTCTCTATATTCTCCATCAAATAAAATGCCAAGAGATTCCAGAATAGTATTTGTGTTCTGAGTATTGTAATTGGGAGTGATCATTAACCCTGTGTTTCTTCCGTCCGGGTTCACACCTGGACCAATAGGCACCAATACAGGGTTGCCTTCTGGATCCAACTCGACTACATTGTAGCTTCCATCTGAAGGTGCAAGGTCGATATCATAGGGCAAAAAGTCGTAAGGCCAGTTGGTGTAGTTGCTCCATTGGTTACGCTGGTTGGCATCGCTTCTTTGGAAATAAAACAAGTAGTCGGTCACCAGACCCAGGGAGTTGAGCTCTACTCGATTGGGTCCGGTGACGTTGTAAAAGATCTGCTCATACACTTGTTTGAATATATACTTTTGTTCATTTTTCGCAAACAACCTTGACTCGTCGTTTGACAAAAAACAATAGGTAGATGTTAAATGAATATTGCTGTTCCACACCGACCTCTTGTCTGGATATTCCTCCTCGGCAATGGTAATATCTGGAGGTGGTTGGACAAACCGAAACAGTTGCTGGTAACCCAAATTAAGATTGGGTGCGATATAAGGAAAGTTATTTACCGGGTCAAATACGTCACGGATCACATAGAGCTGGTTGATTGGGCGAAATGTAACGGATATAATGAGCTCATTATACTGCATGGAAATTAGCGGAAACGCACGCTGCGATTTGTTACAGAACCAAGCGTTTAAGGGAATGTATAGTGTGCGACCACGAATAGAAGGCTCGGGGCCGTTATTGGCCTCTGTATAATAAGCGTTTGGATAAGAGTTCACGCGGGAACCGCTGTTGCCAGGATCGTTCAAGTCTTTCGTGTCGCCGCTCATTCTATTAAACAGTATTCGCTTCGTACCTGTGAGGTCCCGCTGAATCTGGGCCAATAAGAAATCTCCAGAGAACTCCTGAAGTTTGGAATTACCGCACGTAATGCGTATATTGGAAATCATCTTGGCACCTATGTTGTCAATCCATTTGAACTCGTAAGGCGCCCATCTATTTTCGGTTTCCTCGCACGGAGGATAGATAGGAGACCATATATTGGGCAAATCTACTGTAATGTATGTGTCCATCAGTAGATCAGCGTATCTGGGGAGTTTAAACTCGAACGTGGTTTCGTCCGTTAGACTTAACGTTCTCGCCCCCTCGTAGTCAACCCGGAACTTTTGTAACCCAAAATTGGTTGTTCTAGCGTAGGTTGACTTGAAAAAAGTTTTTGAAGGATTACCGAACAGTATTATTGATTGTTGACCTTGGCTCACTAATGATAATAGACCGCCAGGCATATTCTGGGTTATTAATATACGGTTATATTATTTAACCTTTTTCTAGATATAATAATATTTAAATATATCAATAGACAGATGGAAAACTCAAGTACAAGCACATACACTGGTAAAATTTCTGGTTCAATTAATAAAGCGTTTAACACGGTGAAATCTGTTGATACTGGAAAAATTCTCAGGTCACTTAACGAAAACATGATTGTTATCATGGTCAACATTTTATTGGTTATCGCCATTGCTCTTATGATTTGGAATTATAGCTACAACAGAACCCTCGAGAAGGCATTGTGTGATGATATGATTGCCATGTACCCCGAACCCAATGGATACTTGGCGTCTATCAACTTTAACGCGAAGGTTTCCAGCAACGCCACCAACAATTTTACACACAAGATTTATGATTATTACATAAAAACCGCATATAACGCATGTAGTCCAGGAAACTACAAAAACAGTGCGGTGTCTACATGTGCACTAAAAGACGTAATCAGTCAAGGTGTTCGATGCTTTGATTTCGAGGTTTACTCCCTCGATAACCAACCGATTATAGCTACATCCATGGACAAGAACGTCTACGTGAAAGAGACATTCAACTACGTTCCGTTTGGAGACGCGATGACCATTTTGCGCGATTTCGGACGTTCTGCTACAGGGTGTCCGAATCCACGCGACCCGATGTTTATTCATCTTCGTTTTCAAAGCAACAACCAAAAGATGTTTTCCAATTTGGCAACTATATTCAAAAACATGCAGACCTAAAACTTGATTCTACCGTCTCGCCTCAGTATCGCTAAGTATAACAAGAATTTCGCCGGCCTCCCGTTGAGTGAACTCATGGGGGACTCCAGTCCGGCACCCATTGTCGTGATAGCCGATAAAACGAACCCGTCCTTCCTGGAAAACCAGCCACTGCGTGAATGTATTAACATGGTGAGTAATTCCGTGTTTATGCGCTGCTTGCGATACACGACTGGTGTCAAACACACGCCTGATATGGACGAGTTAAAACATTACAACAAGCAAAACATGACCATCGTTTTGCCCGACGATAAAAACAACCCGGACAATCCTGGTAGCGTGTTTTCGCGGTCGCTTGGGTGCCAGATGGTGGCCATGCGGTACCAGACTCCTGACCCGCAATTGAAAGAGGATACCGACTACTTTAACAACCAGGGACACGCGTTCGTGTTGAAACCTCTTGAGTTGCGCCACACACCTGTTTACATTAAGAAGCCTCCTCCTCCAGACAAGAAGTTGTCTTATGCTCCGCGCACGTTGAAGGACAAACAGGGGCTTTATGATTTTGAAGTATAACTGGCTGACGGAAGCGCGAGATTTTCTGCGTAGTATATATAGTCTTATGTCTAAGAAAATATGTACCAAGAACATGTCATTCGACGAATGCGAACTCGCCATTTTACGAACCGCGGTAGACACCGCTCAAGAAAAGATCGCTAAGCGCGTGGTGTCGTCACCGGCAATCAAAGACATGACGGTGATAGTGGAGAATTTCATCAAGAAAAAGGGACTGATTCCCTATGGTGGAATCGCCATCAACAACGTGTTGCCCAAGGACGATCAGTTTTACGACGAGGAGACAGACATACCCGACTATGATTTCTTTTCACCCAACGCCATGGATGACGCGAAAGAGCTTGCCGACATTTACCATGCCAAAGGATACGATCATGTTGAAGCGAAAGCGGGGCAACATTTTGGGACGTACAAGGTGTTCGTCCAGTTTATTCCCGTGGCCGACATTACCTCCATCCCCAAACCACTGTTTAAAACGCTGAAAAAGCACGCAATCACGGTGGATGGTATTCCGTACACGCCGCCCAATTTCCTGCGAATGTCTATGTTTTTGGAACTAAGTCGACCTGCTGGTGATACGAGTCGGTGGGAGAAAGTGTATAAGCGTCTGCGTCTGCTAAATAAACATTATCCCCTCAACAGCAAGAAGTGCGACGGTGCTGAATTTCAGCGCCCAATGGAGTTTTCTCAGGACGAGGCTGTCCGCATTTTCGAGGTATCTCGCGACGCTCTGGTGAACCAAGGTGTGGTGTTTTTTGGAGGATACGCCATTTCGCACTATTCGCAGTATATGCCCAAAAAGCTTCAGAAGAAGCTGCGCCCTGTTCCCGATTTTGACGTATTGTCCGGCGAACCGAAGAGGACCGCCGAGATTTTGCGCGAACGGTTGAAGGATGCTGGCGTGGACAACGTAAACATTGCGTTCCATAAACAGGTCGGCGAGATCATTCCAATGAACTACGAGGTCAAAATAGGGAAAGACACCATATGCTACGTCTACGAACCCATCGGATGCCACAGCTACAACATGGTTCGGGTGGGCACGAGGGAAATCAAGATAGCCACTATCGACACCATGTTGAGTTTCTATCTGGCTTTTTTATACGGGTATGCTGATTATGGCGACGAGTATGCGCAACGTGTTCTGTGTATGTCCCAGTTTCTGTTTGACGTTCAGCAAAAGAATCGGTTGTCGCAGAAGGGTCTTTTGCGGAGATTTAGTATCGCCTGTTACGGGCACCAGGAAACGCTGGAGGAAATGAGAGCGCACAAAACAGAGGTCATGGATGAGTTGCGCAGCCAACGCGGGACGCGTATCTACGACGAGCACTTTTTGGTGTATCGTCCCGGCGACAAACGCAAGTCTTCTTCGGCGCGCAAGACAACGAGACAAACGCGTAAACGTGGAAAATCCAAGACCAAGAGCAGGAAGAGGAAGACGCGTTCTAAAAAAACCGCAAAAAGAAAAATATAACCTGTTGTATATATAGACATGCCCAAGGAATACGAGGCGAAATTTCTGAATATTGATGTGGCGGCCATCAAAAAAATACTGCGTAAACACGGCGCCAAGAAAATACACGACCCCGTCAAATTTTACCGGGTTATTTTCAAGAGATGCGAGGAGAAGGGCGACAAGCCAGGGTTTGTTCGCATTCGAGACGAAGGAAAAAGTGTAACCATGACCACGAAGGTCTTTGAAAACTCCAAGTTTCCACAGGAACATGAGGTGACTATTGGCGATACGTTTGAAAAGGGGGTGGAGTTTCTACGAAGCATTGGTCTGGAGGAAAAGTCCTACCAAGAAACCATCAGAGAGAAATGGACACATCCGTTGGCACACGAGATTACGTTTGATACCATACCCGGATTGCCTATTTATATGGAAATCGACTGCACCGACGAGGATAAACTCAACAAACTGGTGGCGCTTTTAAAACTGGACAAAAAGGACATGCATTATGGGTCGTATGACAAAACATTCACCGAATACTACGACATCCCGTCCAGCACGATTATCAACAGGACGCCCAAACTCACGTTTCAGAACGTGAAGCGGGAGATAGACCCCAAGAAAAACCAGGAGTTGTTCGATGAGCTGGTCAAGCTGAACAACAGTGTGGACGTGAAGCACATGGATGCTTACTACAAAAGGTATATGCGTCATGTCTACCACAAGTTTCTTGTTCCTACACACGAATCCTCTGGAGCAGGTAACACGGGTCACAACAAGACACAAAAGAAGAGTTCGCGTGGCCACAAGAAATCCAAGAAATCCAAGAAATCCAAGAAA